TCCAAAAATATAGTGCCCCTCGAATCTGGCTTGATCATAGGCGAAACCAAATCAGTTTTCAAGAACCTATCTTTAGGAATGCTTGCAGAGCGAAGCCATTCCTTCATCTTTCCCCACATTTCAGCGCGTTTATTGCCATACATGATGGGGTTTGCCGACTTATTTCCAAAGTTCACACCCTTGATCTTGTATCTTTGCTCTTTCAGGCGGTCAACAATGCCAGCGCCAAGCCCACCTTCATCAATAACTACTAAGGCTGGGCTAAATTCCTCAATGGCCTCGATGATGTGGCCAACCACCGTCATGGTGTCATCACCTCGATGGCGGTCAATGCGCACAATGTCGCGCCCTTGGCGAATGGCAATGACGGTGGCGTCAGCGCCAAAGCGTGCAGGGTCAACACCAATGATGATTGGCGCCGTCTGATCCTTGTATTTGGGCCTGCTCATGGCCTCATCCACAATGTCAGCCGGAATAAACTGGTCATCACCTTCAGATGGGAACATGCCATATACCTCAACATGGGCTTGCGAGCTGTCGGGGCCGTATTCGTCAATAATATTCTGGTAAACCTGTTTGTCTGTGCCTTCCACAGTGCGTGCGTCCACCACCTTGTTACTCCAAAAGTCGCGTTTGGAGTTAAAGCACTCATAAAAGTAACCAGTGTTTCGGCGTGGATTGGAAAAAGCCAGCCAAAGGCGGTTCGGCGTGTTCTCCGTAAAGAAACCAGCCGTCACAGCCCAGATTGAGTCATCAATACCGCTGGCCTCGTCAAAAATCACCATCACACCATCAAAGTTGTGGACACCAGCATAGGCATCTGGGTTTTCTGCTGACCACAAACGGCCCTCAACAGCCCAATACCGTGTGCCTTTTTTCAGGTCTTTCTCAACCAGTTCAGTCAACCATGCCGCAGGCGTGATCTTGGTGGCCGCCACCTCAAACCAGTGGCTGTTAATGCTCATGGCCAACCACTTTGTGATTTCGGCCCATGTGACTGCACGCAGCTGGGCTTCGCTGTTGGCCGAAATGATCGTTGTCGAGCCAATGCGCGTACTTAGCATCCAAATGGTAAGCCAGCTGACGAGCGCAGACTTACCAATACCACGGCCAGAACTGACAGCGTGCCGCAGGGTTTCAAAGTCTATGCGTCCTTGCTGGCGCTTAATGTGGGTGGCAATTTCTCTTAGCACCTCGCGCTGCCATTTGCGTGGGCCTTTAAAATTTGCCAGTGGCGTGTTCTCTTGGCCCCAAGGAAAGGCAAACAGCACAAAGGCTTCGGGATCGTCTGCAATCGCAGGCGTCCATAGCGTGGCCATCAACTCTTGTTCGTCTTCGGGCTTGTAGATCGTGGTTTGCATTGGGGGGGATAGTAATTGATTTTTTGAAAAAATAAAAATAAAAAATGTTCGCGGGGGTAGCCTTTCCCTCGGCCCTTTGCGCCGGCCCTACCCCCCTGCCTTCGGCCAGTTGGGCAGGGTCATGGGCGTTGTCCACAGGTACTTTTCCACAGTTGTCCACATTTATCTGTGCATAACTCAAAGTGTAATGTTTTGGTTCTATTTTTTCTGTGGATAACTCAAGGTCAACTTAACATAATGGTCATTGTATAAAGCGGACGATGCTTTTCTTGTTGTTTGGCTTTCTTTTCGTTGCGTTTACGCAACTCGTGCGCGTGCGCGTAGTTGGCAAAAATCTATGCAGAAAGCGCATAACCTTCCCAATTACGCCTCTTTAACCTCGGCATCCACGACATTGCTGTCATCCTTCAACACGCGCTGTTTGGCTTCTTTCAAGGCATCCATGACGCTGATTCGGTTGTCTGTAACTGCCACATCAATGCGATCACCATAGACCTTGGGTTTGAGCTTTGAAGCCACCCACTTACGCGCATCGACTTGCATCCGCTTCTGTTGTACCCAAGCGCTCGCTAACGGGCCTTCTAAGCCTTCTGGCATCTGTTCGTCAGCCAGTTCAAGGATTTCCTCAGCCAAGCGATCTGCGCGGTTCTCAATGGCTTTCTCGTACATTCCCCGAAACTCAGGGTTGTTTTTAATCATCAGCATTACGCAATGGTACGAAGGCATCCCTTCTGCTTTAATCGCCGTGCTTAGACTTTTGCCAATGGATATTTGCTCGCAGATGGTTTTCCAACACGGATTATCAATACCAAATACGACGGGTCTACCACCAGGGTGCTTTTGCACCGCCAAGTTATCAGTCACTTGTAAACTCCTAAAAAAATGTAAAGGCTTCGATTTGGGTTTTGACCAGTTGCGGGAGAAAGCCAGAAAATCCGCAAATCACCATCCTCGAGCGCTGGCTTAACAGCCTTCACGAAAAGTGCGGCAACTGCATGTAGCGCACGCCATCATGTTATCACCTCGATCTCAACCTTGTACACCTTCGGCCCACCAGACCGTTGGTTGTACTGCCACTCAATCATGCTGCTCCCATCATCCACGCCAAGCCAGTCAGCCACACCGTCCCTGACCGCTTTAAACCCAGACTGCAAGTTGTCGCCATCGAGCTTCCTCGGAGCCACCCTGGTCAACACCACGGTGACTGGCAGTATCTCAACGCCATAGGACTGTGCAACAGCTGCCAGTGCCATTCTGGTCTTTTGTCTTTGCGACTTGACCAGTCTGGCCTTGGCCGCCCAATGCAACCGCATGTTGGCCACTGACACGATTTTCATGTCCATTTCTACTTCAATCATTGCCCCACCCATCTTTGCCCAATTTGCCCAAAACCGAACCGAACCGAGCCGAAACAGTTTACGAACCGAAACCGAATGGGTATGTATACCCTTTCGGTAAGTTTCGGTTCGAAATACCGACTGTTTGAGCCGGCAGTTTCGGTAAGTTTCGGTAAGTTTCGGTTAATTCGGTTCATAGTTTCGGTTCAGCCGAATTAACCGATTCGGTTACCGATTCGGTAAGTTTCGGTTCGTTCGGCACATCCATGTTGGGCCTAGTTCTATAGCCTCTTGAATCCTCAATGACCATCAATTTTTTGACCAAACTGTCAACAACTTCCCTAAAACGATTGGATTTAATGCCATGCTCTTTGGCCGACTCGCGCCACTCATCGTAGGTTACCAAGTCCAAAATTCCGTTCTTTTCATGGCTCATTTGGATGGCCACCAAACAGTCCAAGGTCTTGCGTTGGTTGCCTGCAAGATAGGTTTTCTTTTGGATTGAGCTGGTAAGACCCGAAATGTCCACAGCCGTCAGGTAAGCGCCCTTGACCGCCAGACCGTGTTTATCTTGGATTGGCAAGTCCACTTGCGTGATCTGGAAATTCTTTGGCGCAGGCATCTCTGCATCCTTCATCTTTTTGGACTCGAACGCTATGGTCTTGGTTCCCGAATCCAGCTGGCATCGGTATTCCGCATCCAATGCACCTTTCAATGCCGTGCTACCCCTTGACCGATCCTTGTCAGCCACGCCAGAGTGATGCACCACCAGAACGCAACAGTTCCATGGTTGGCGCAAGTAGGTGTCAAGGTGCTGAATGAACGCATTCATGTCTTGCGTGCTGTTTTCATCCCCGCCATGGTTACGCGCCAAGGTGTCAATGATGATCAATGACGGAACCGTGCCGGCCTGCGCAGACAGCTCTTTGATGCTTTCGGCCACCACCGCAGCTTCAGTCGCGTCATATAACTGCGCTGCACGGTGGCTCTTGTACAGTGGCGCACCGTCCAAACTCGTGCCGTTGCCAATCTGCCACGCCTTGAACCGCCGTGCCAAGCCATTGTGGCCTTCGCCGGCAATGTAAAACACCGAGCCTTGCTTGACCTCATGGCCATGCCAGGCACGGCCAGTGGCCACACAGCAGGCAATGTCGATGGACACGAAGGACTTACCGCCGCCTGGGTCACCGAACACTTGCGCCAGCGAGTCTGCCTCGATGTAGTCATCCACAATCCACTTGATTTGCGTAAGTTGCAGGCTATCTGCCCGACTAAACTCAAACGCCAGTTTGTCCTTCATTGGCCCTGCCACGCGCTCAATCTGCTCTTTGACGGCATCCAAACCCTGCAAGCAATGCAAGTCGTTAAAGTCCGTTGGCTTGTTGTCCACCATGTCTGAGTCTGAAAACGATGGGTACACTATCTCACCAAACACCAATGCCGCAGCTGCTCTGCCTTTAGTGACGCCAGGGTTGCCCTCGGTGAACTGGTCATTGTCTGCGCCAATCACGATCTTTGAGCCTGGGAACATCTCTTTGGCGCTCTTGGCCACCTTGGCCAAGTTACCACAGTCAAACGCTACTAGCACGGTATAGCCAGTCGCCTCATGGATCGATGCGCAAGTGGCAAAGCCCTCGCCAATGAACACAATCTTGCGGTTACCGCGCAATTCGTAGAACCCACCTTCGATCTTGCCACCTTTAAGGAACCGCTTGTTGCCATCTGCATCAATGGTTTGGTACGACAGAATCTCGCCAGCCTGGTTGATCACCGGCACAACCAGTCTGCCTGCACGATCAATCTTGATACCGTTGGCGCCAACATGCTTGCGCACAAGGTATGGATGATCATTGCTTGCATCCGCATACGTTCCCACCTCATCCTCTGCACGCTCGGCAGCCACCGCCTGCGAGGCCAGTCTGTCTGCATCCTTTTTGGCCTTGACCTCTGCCACCCACTTGTCATGCTCAAAGCGCTCAGTAAATGACATTGCACGGCCAGTATCTGCAATCCACTTGGCTTCAAACACTGGCTCTTTCCAACAGCCGGCAATGCCAACAGGCACTTTGCCACTGGTGTGCAAGATGTACCAGCCGTCAAGCGCACCCTTCTTGCTTGATACATGCGCCACACGGTGAATCTCACCGTCAGCAATGATTTGGTCTTTGATCAAAAGGCCAGCAGCCTCACAATGCCTGCGAAACGATTCCTCTGGGTTGATCAGGTCTTGGCTCTCTGTGGCAGCCGCGAAGCCGTTGGGGAAAATTGTTGTTAAGTTAGTCATTAAATTCTTTCACTAAGTAATTTCCATGCTGTTGCTGCCACTTTTGGAACCTGTCCGTTGCCAATGGCTTTAAGTCTGTCCACTCTTGCGGCCACCCCATCAGCCACTCTACCCACTCTGGGTTCAGTGGCCCACCAGCCTGTGCCGCAAGGGGGATCTCGTTCCTCTTGTACTCCGAGGGATTTCCACCGTCTTTGTGCATTCTGGCCACTGGTGTTGGCCATAGTCTTGGATTGTTCACTTGATCCACCAGTCTGATTTGGATGGGCTGGCCGTTCGCTCGATGATTCTGGCCTTGCTTGAGAAGTCCAGATGTCCCCCCCCCCCCCGTGTCTGGCGTGCGCCACAATCCACGCTCTGTCCCTTTGATGCGGTGCGCCGACATCGACTGCTCCCATAACAGTCCATCGCGTGTCATACCCGAGACTGGAAAGGTCGCCAAGGACTCGTCCGAGTCCTCGATGAATGAGCATTGGGCTGTTTTCCACGAATACAAATCTGGGTCGAACTTCGCTAACCACCCGCGCCATGTGATACCACATTGAAGACTGCTCTCCGTCAAGCCCTGCGCCTCGGCCTGCGATGGAAATGTCCGTACAGGGAAAGCCGCCCGAAACAACGTCAACAATTCCTCGCCATGGCTGGCCGTCAAAGGTTTGAACGTCATCCCAAATCGGGAAAGGCGGGAGAATTCCGTCATTTTGTCTGGCGACAAGTACGCAAGCTGCGTAGGGGTCCCACTCGACTGCGCAGACTGTGCGCCATCCGAGCAAGTGTCCCCCAAGAATTCCTCCACCAGCGCCTGCGAATAGAGCCAACTCATTCACGCCGACTCCACCAGCTCTGGCCAAATAGACTGCCAGCTGCCCTGGCACACCATCTTGCGAGTGAGCCTGCCTTCGCTCTGTTGCTCCACTCTGACGGCCTCCCATGCTGACATCTCACGCCTGCCGGTGAGGCACTGGTAGAGATATTGCTCGTTTATGCCAACTTTTTCTGCCAGTTGTCGGCGCTCATCTGGGGGTATTTGTGTATTCATAGGACGCAAAGTCTAGCAGATTGCTTGAACAATTCCGTATTAGGGAAAGCACCTATGCAAATAATTAAAATATTTCTAGCAAAACGCTTGACGACATCTAGCGTTATGCTAGATAATTCATTCCATGCCAACGAAATTGTTCTTGGCATCACGCCGAAAGGCCAAAGGAAACAAAATGACAAACGCAACACAAACTAGCCGCAACGTATCAATGTATGGTTTTGAAGACATCGATTCATACATTGAGTCAGTCAAAGAATCTATCACATATCAATTCACTGGCGCCAACATGGTAATCGCTGGATTGATGTCAGACGCTCAACACCTCATGTCTTTTAACGACACAGAACGCGCACGCCAAACCCTCAACATTGCCAAGACTCTTACTTTCATGGTTATGGATGGCGAATTGGTTGGCACACAACCTTCACGCGTTTAAGGAGCAAACAACATGAACCGCAAAACAGTTTTCACCCAAGGCAACGTCACCATCGTTCGTATTCAAGACTATGGTTTCCGCTGCAACACATTGTCTTCAAGCTGGGAAATTCATGTTGACGGCAAATTTCGCTGGTCTTGCTTGCGTTTAAAAGATGCCAAAAAAGCAGTCATCAACAACGAATTCACAATCTAAACCAACGGGGCCTCGGCCCCCATAGAAAGCACAACATGAAACACAGCAAATATTTTCACTACCCTGAAGTCAAGAACGCCAAGCTCAACAGCCGTGGCGAAGCCATCATGGACTTGTTAGCCGTTCTGGCCATCGGCGTTGGCATGGCCGTCCTACTGGTCGCATGGTGGTCAACATGAGCTGGCCATTCCCGCCATTTCCAAATCCCAAGCACAAAAACCAACGTCAACCCAAGTTCAACCCTGACAACTTTGAGGACGCACCAGTATGAAAACTACACCCGCCTGCCCCAGAGGATTGACCGAGTACGAATGCGAAGTCGAAGGTGTCGATCTGGTTTGCTTCTTGGAGTACACGCCAGAAGAAGAAGGTTCACGCGACAGCTATGGCTTACTCAATGAGCCTGGCACATCCGAGAATCTGGAACTGGTCAACGCCTACGTTAAAGGCACAGACGTTGACATTGGCCATTTGCTCTTGCAGTACCTTGTAGACCACATCACAACCACAGCACTTGAGGACTTTAAAAATGACGATTTCTAATTTGGTAGAACAGCTGCGCCAGGCTAAATTGGCCGAGAACGAAGCCAAGGCCGAGCGCCTGCGCATCGAAGGCTTGATCACCGAGCAGTTTGCCAAGCCTGAGAGCAATGAAGGCACGCACAATGACGAAGACTTCAGCATCACTTGGAAGCTCAACCGTTCGGTTGATACTGACCGTTTGGCAGCCGACTATGACGATCTGCCTGACAACGCCCAGCGTGCATTCAGATGGAAGGCCGAGGTCAACTTGGCTTACCTTCGCCAGCTCTCCGAAATTGACCCAGCGGCTTACAACAAGGCTGCCGTGTTCATCACTAGCAAACCCGCAAAACCATCCATTGAACTGAAAGACTAACATGGCATTCGATCTATCCTCCATCTCCAAGACCAAACGTGTACGCTCACCCAAAATTGTTGTGGTTGGCCAAGGCAAGATTGGCAAGACAACTTTCGCGGCCATGGCGCCCAACGCCATTGGCATCCTGACCGAAGACGGTGCTGACGCCGTAGACGCAAACGCTTTCCCACTGGCGTCCAGTCTGCCCGAAGTCTATGCAGCCATCGACACGCTGATTAACCAAGAGCATGACTTCCAGACCTTGTTCATTGACTC